TTTTGATGCTAACGCAGTTGTAGGTACAAGTTTTAAAATTACTTGTATTTCAACTACAGCAGCACTAGCGTTCTTGTTACACGATGTCATTGACGGTCTTGCAGCAAACGTTGGCGGCCTTAACCTTAAATAATAGTAGGTAAATTAACATGGCAAAGAAACCTGGTCTATACGCAAATATAAACGCTAAACGTAAGCGTATAAAAGCTGGTTCTGACGAGAAAATGCGGAAGGTAGGTAGCAAAGGAGCTCCTACTGCCGCAGCCTTTCGTAAATCAGCCAAAACAGCAAAGAAGAGATAATGCCTTTTAAAAAATACTCACCTAAACAAAAAAAGTTAGCTAGTGTTGCTGCTCCTAGAACTAAGATAACTAAAGCAGACTTCACTAAACTTAAAAACAAAAAGAAGAAATAGTATGGCAGAGGTCGAGTATAAAGGAATAAAAGTAGGTGGCTCCAAGCTACTTCTTATTATACCCCTTGTCGGCACAATTATTGGGGGTTTATGGGGTGGTTTTGAAGCTTACCAAAGATATTTATCTATGGAAAAGAAGATAGCTAACTTTGTATCCCCTGATCTGTCATTTATTACAAACCATATGGTTATGGTTGAAGGTGAACTAGCAATTATTAGCGAACAGTTTACCAACCTTAAAGAAGCTGACCGCTTAGTTAATGAAATAATTAGCGAACAAGTTAATTCAATCAAATCATCCTTAGCTAGTGTATCGGCTAGTGTACATGATGCTAAGATTGAGCTGCGGGAAGACCTGACTGGCATAGAATCAACTATGGATAAGCAAGAACAACGCATGAAAGACGACCTTTTGTCTCTTGAGGGCGTAATAGAAGAACAAAGACAGCGACTAAAGGAAGATGTATCTACTGTAGAGGGTTTAATGGATAATGTTGAACTTAGAGTAGACGATAAACTAGATTCTGTCAAAACAGCAATGGACCAACAAGAGGATCGCATTGAATTGGACATAGATGACGTTGAAACATCTATAGATGCCCAGAGTTTAGACGTAAAAGGTACACTATCTCAAGTTGAAAAAGACATGGCAGAGCAAGAACAGCGTAATCGACAGAACATAAAGGATGTAAGGGGCGTGATAAACTCGTTTGAAATCCGTATGGACGCTAAAATAGACAGATTAGACGCTAAAATAGAAACTTTAGAGTTAAATTTAGACAATAAGATTAAAAAAGCTCTATTAAACCCATTGGCAGGAAATTAATATGTATTATTCAACTAAAAACCAAAAAGACTTCCGTTGCATGGGCAATGGGCACTACGAAAAAGAAAATAACACTGCAGACCGCTTTGGAAGCAAAGATTTACGTGGTAACAACGGGATGCAAAAAGAAAAGATAGATAACCTAGCGCAGCCTGAGGATATGATGTATAATATGTTTATGATGCCACGGAGATAACAATGGCAACCCCTAGAAAAGGTAAGGCAAAGGTTAAAGTAACCTCGTCAGGCAAGAAGGTTAGCTATGGGCAAGCAGGAAACGCTAAAGGTGGTGGCCCAAGAGTTCGTGTAGGGACATCTAAGGGGAATAGTTACTGTGCAAGAAGCCTAGGAATAAAAAAAGGGCTATCTAAAGAGAAACAAAATGATCCTAATACTCCTAATAACTTGTCCCGCAAACGATGGAAGTGTTCTGGAGCTAAATCCAAAAGGAAATAAACTTGGCTAATAAGGAGAAATGGTGAATGTGGACACCTATTGTACTATTATGTCTTACAGCAAACTTAACAGACTGTATTGCTGTTGGAGGCCCTGCATTACTAAGTAAAGAGTCTTGTGTAAGATCTGTACAGGAAGTTGGGATACCTTATTTTAATAAAAAATATACTGACAGAGTAGTTCGTGGATATAAATGTACACAGTGGAGCGTAGACATATAATGGCCCCACGTAATTACAAAAAAGAAAATGCTAACTATAAAAGTAGACCAGAGCAAATAGCTAAACGTGTTGGTCGTAACAAAGCTAGGCGAATGGCTACAAAAGCAGGCTTAGTTAAAAAAGGAGATGGTAAAGACGTAGATCATAAAAACGGCAATCCATTAGATAATAGAAAAAGTAACCTACGGGTGCAGAAAGCATCTAAAAACAGATCGTTTCCAAGAAACAAAAAAGCAGGAAAGGCTTAATACAATGATGGGCATGAAAAAGAAAGATAAGAAAAGCGTACAAGGATACATGGGCGGTGGTATGGCTAAAAAACCTGCAAAGATGATGGGTGGAGGCATGGCTAAGAAGTCTATGGGCTACAAAAAAGGCGGTATGGCTAAAGCTGGTGCGTCTAATCCTCCTAACAGAAAAGCTAAGAAGTAACATGGCAAAGGGTGTACAGCATTACTATAAGGACGGGAGAAAGTTTAATGGGGTTAATCACAAAATGTCTGATGGGACCTTACACACTGGTAAAACTCATACTAAAGGCTCTAAACCCTTGGTCCATTTTAAAGATCTTACAAAGGCGGCAAAAGAAAGATCTAAACGTGCCTAACTACATGGCAGGAAAGAAAAAGAATAATGGCTAGACAATTAACAGAAAATCAAACTAAATTTTTAGAAGTCTTGTTTGATGAAGCAGGGGGTAATCACGCTATAGCAAAAAAACTAGCTGGCTATAGTGAGAATACCCCAACTAAATCAGTACGAGATTCTTTAAAGGATGAAATCCTAAGTGCAACTACAGATTACTTAGCACAGATTGCACCTAAAGCTGCTGTAGCTATGGCTAGTGCCTTAGATGATCCTACTGAGTTAGGCATACGAGACAAGATGGCTGCAGCTAAAGATCTATTAGACAGAGGGGGCTTTGGTAAAGTAGATCGTGTGGATGTAAACTCTTCAGGAGGCGGAGTATTTATATTGCCAGCTAAACAAGGTACAAACGAATAAGAGATGACGACTTAGGCTATTGGGAATTACCTAAACCGCCTAGAGGCCAAGAGAGAAATTGGCACACTGTAGCAAGAGTATCTATAAGACAAATTCCTTTTGGCTACGAAGTTAACCCTACTAATGAAAGACTCTTAGAACCAATAATTCACGAACTAGAAGCACTTGAACTTGCCAAACAACATCTAAAACAGTATAGTATTAGAGATGTAGCCCAGTGGTTAACAAAACAAACTGGTAGAAGCATCTCTCATATGGGTTTAAAAAAGAGAATAGACATTGAGCGACGACGTAAGAAAACAGTTATTATTAAACGGAGACTTGCCCAGCGGCTCCAAAAAACGCTACAAGAGATCGAAACTCTCGAAAAAGATAGAATTGGAGCCTACTCCAACGGTAAGCCCTAAGATAAACAAAACAGTTCCTGCAGTCTCAATGGCTGCACCGTTTGACACAGAAGTTGCACAAGACATAGTTTTCCAGCCTAATGCTGGCCCACAGACAGAATTCTTATCATCTTCAGAACGTGAAGTTTTATATGGTGGTGCTGCAGGTGGTGGCAAATCTTATGCCATGTTAGCTGATCCGCTACACGGATTAAACAGTCCCAACTTTAGTGGGCTACTAGTCAGACACACAACAGAGGAACTCCGTGAACTTATTCAAAAAAGCCAAGAACTATACCCTCGTGCAATACCAGGTATCAAATGGTCTGAGAGGAAAAGTCAGTGGACCTCCCCTAAAGGTGGAAGACTTTGGATGTCGTACCTCGACAAAGATATGGATGTTACACGTTATCAGGGTCAGGCGTTTAATTGGATCGGCTTTGACGAATTAACACAATGGAGTTCTCCCTACGCCTGGGACTATATGAGATCTCGTTTACGTAGTGCTTTCTCAAAAGAGTTAGGTTTGTACATGAGGGCTACTACAAACCCTGGTGGTCTTGGACATCAATGGGTTAAGAAAATGTTTATTGATCCCTCTCCTTTGCGAGAACCTTTTTGGGCTACAAATATAGAAACAGGAGAAGAAATACGATTTCCTAAAGGCCACACTAAAGAAGGACAACCTTTATTTAGACGTAGGTTTATTCCTGCTAGTTTGTTTGACAATCCTTATTTGGCTGAGAGTGGCGACTACGAAGCAATGCTTCTTTCTCTTCCAGAACATTCAAGAAAGCAATTACTAGAAGGTAACTGGGATGTTAATGAGGGTGCAGCGTTTCCTGAGTTTAATAGAAAGATACACGTAGTTGATCCCTATAAGATACCAACCAACTGGACAAAGTTCAGAGCTTGCGACTACGGCTACGGAAGTCACACAGGCGTTGTATGGTTAGCAGTAGCACCAGATGAATCCTTAGTAATATACAGAGAATTGTATTGTTCTAAAGTTACAGCAACCGACTTAGCTGACATGATACTCGACGCAGAAAAAGAAGATGGCACAATACGATACGGAGTACTTGATAGTTCGTTATGGCATAATAGAGGAGACACTGGTCCTAGCCTAGCTGAACAAATGAATATGAAGGGGTGTAGATGGAG